CTATTGGATTTAAGAGTTGTTGAATAACTTTACCCTTATCATAAATTATATTACCTAATTTAGCTGAACCTTGTGGTTTTAAGCTATCAGGAATAGATTTTAAAATCGCTTCTACATCAATATTTTGTATATTTGCCATTATATGGTAAAGTTATTTTTAGATTTAATACTATTTAAATTTTGTTGTAAGCCATTTAATATAGTTGACATTTGACCTGCTACAATATTCAAAGGTCCTACTGGAGTACCTGGAGGAGTTGAAACTAATGTGGAACATATAGTCATAAATGCTTGTAAGTTAACTAAAAGTTGATCTAATAAATTAACAGTTTGGTTTCCTAATAATAAAGGTTCAGTAGCATTTTTAGAACCTAATTTAATTGAAGGGGCATTTATAACAAAATTAGCTTTAGTATCAAAATTAAATCCCTTAACAGCACTAAATCCTATTGTTTGAGCCGAACTTAATAAAATATGGTCTACTGTTGAATTAAATACTAATCTACCGGAATTTATTAATATTTGCTTTCCAGCATATTGATCAGGAGCTGTAGGGGCTGTTTTATAACTATCATAAAGAGTACTTGAAGCCTTTAAAGGTATTTTTTGAGTACTTGTAGCATAAATAGATGAATCATCATTATTAATATCCTCTACTGTTGGTACCCAACCTTCTTCTGTTTGAACACCTTGGCCGTTTCTAATAATTAAAATAGGATCTCCATCTGTACCTACTGTAGACCAATTATTAGGAGTATTTTTTACTGTAGAACCAATACGAATTGAATTACCCCATCTACCTTCATAAAGCATATCTCCTTCAAAAGGTAATAAAGGGTGAATATTAGAACGTTCAACAAATGTTTTACCTAAAAATATTTCTGTAGATTGGTCTGTTACTCTTCTAACATTACCAGCTTCTGTTTGAATATAATCTTTTTGTTGGGTTGGAGGTAATGTATTTGGGGTGGTTGGAAAAGCATTATGATGAGGATGATTCCAAAGTGAAACTATATTAATATAATATTCAATAGTATTTGAAGATATAGATTCAATTTCAGTATCAGGAAGAGCAATTATATAAACAACCTCATTTATTAATGGTAAATTTTTAAAATTACCTGTTAATGGTCTTGCTATTGGTAAAGATGGAGAAGGTAAAGGATTAATTACATCCTCATATTCAATAATTCCTAAACCATTCCATTCACCTAATTCTTTAAATCTTGGATGAGTTTCATCTAAAACAATACTTAATACTCTAACTGCTCTAATTAAATTTGCTTGAGCAATAGCATTAGCATTAGCAAAATTATTATTAGCGTTAGCATTAAGTTGATAGTTTAAAGCTGAAAATCCATATTGAGCCATTATTTACCTCCTTTTAACTCATTCATAGCAGATAATAGCTGCTCTTTTTCCTCATCGGAAATAGTAAGAGAACCATCAGATGTTACTGTTGCCATAGCACGTTGAGCTAAAGCAGCCATTTTAATTAGAATATCATCGTTTTTAACACTAATTTCCATATATTCCTTAATTAAAGGAACAACTAAAGTAGCGTCCCCAATATCGGAGATTAAGGGTTTTAACTCATTAATTAGAGCTGTTACTTGTTTATCTTTTTTCTGTTGGTTGTTGTAAATTTCCTCTAAAACATCAGAGAATTTTTTCTTACCAAAGATAATATTTTCAAATTGTGACATAAATATACGTTTAGTTTCTTATAAATATGAAACTTAAAAACTTGTATATCCATGTTCCAAATAAAATATATAACCTTCCTTAAAAATGTCGTAGAGTTGGTTTGCTATCTTGGTAATTTTAGGTGTTTTAACATCTATAATTTCACGGATATAAATGTAAAGGGCTTTTTTATTAAATACATCTAAATTTTCTCTTTTACGAAATAATTCTAAAATCGCATCCGCAATTCGAGCGTCATATTCCTTAGGAAATAAAGTATAAATATGTTTGGTGACATGTTCAGTATAAATGTCTATAAACATCGATAGACGTTCATCGTGCGATGAATCATCAATGCTGTATGAATGTTCCTCATCTTCCTCAATAGCATCTAAACCAATAGTATCAATACGTTTTTTATAATTCTTTTGGTTTGATAGAATTAAATAACGTTTAGCAATTGTTCCAAAGTAAGAAAATGCTTTAGCACCTTTTGCTGGATTAAATAGATGAATTTTAGATAATAGGAAGGTGATTACCTCGTGTTGTAAATCCTCAATATTATCTACCTCAGTATAGTAGAACTTAAAGGTATGGATGATATTTTCGGTAAGTTTAAAAAAGGCGTAATGAATTCTATCTTGATAGATTCTACTTTTTACCTCAAAATCCGCAGTGTTATTATATAATACAATAGCATCTTCGGCGTCTTGGGTAAAGTATTGGACACCCTTTTTCTTCTTAACTACTACCTCTTCCATTATTTTGCGATATTCTTAACAACAAAAGAATTTAATGCTGTTTGAATAGTTTTGATTTGTTCAAAGAAAAATCCTACTTCATCATCGGATTTAAAACTTCCTTTAGCATCTATTTCCATCATTTTTTTATCTGATAGTTCAATAGTGTCTGAGATTTTATTTAGGTAGGTCATATAACCTGCTAAAATGTCCTCTTGCTTTTCATTCTTACGTAAGAGGTTATAGGTCGTAAATCCGAGAGTTACGACCAGTATTGAGAGTAATACAATTGTTAATATCATAAGTTGTCTAACATGTTTTTTAGTCCTTCACTTTTTATGCTACCTAATGCTTTAGATTTAGCGGCTGAAGTTAATGGAGCTGATTTATTATTACCCAATGTAAATGATTTCTTTTGGGTATCCACGTTACCCTGTAATTTAGGTAACCATTCTCTTTCAAACTCAATACGAGCGGCCATAAAATCCGCCTGATGTACAATAAAAGGTAATGCTGTACGTGGTTTTTGTTCTGGCATATAAGTCATTAAATACTTTTTATTTGCCTCATCATATAAACCATCATGTGTTTGAATAGTAATCATTTCATTAAATGTATACTGGATACCATGAGATTGGAGTAAAAATAATCCTCTATCAGGAACAGAGGCAAATGGAACTTTAGTATTAAACATATAATCCTCACCTAATTTTTCACGTCTCCAGTTATCAGTTTGAGGAATATAAGATTCATTTTCCTCATCACCCATTTTACCTAAATCGTGGTTTAAGGCAGAAAATACTAATTCCTCTTTAGTATAAGTTGAAACATCAACACCCATTGTAGCCCATAAATCATGAAGATGTAGAGCACAAGTAATAACTCTATTAACATGTTCTACATACCCACCCGGAAAAGCATTATGGTATTCTTTTTTATGAGCAGCAGGCATCAACATTAAACGCTCACTATATTTTTCATAAAACTCGATTAATTTTTCTTTACGAGGTGATGAAATATGGTCCTCAATAAAGCCCATCATTTTCACCCAATTTTGTTGGACTTGTTCTGCTGTTAAATTCATAATTAATATGGATTAATTTCTCCGGGTGAGGTAGGTTCTTGTTGAACGAAAGATTTAGCATCGCTAATATCTTCTCTAATCATAATTAATACTTCCTCTACTTGTTCTCTTGAACCACCACGATTTAGGAAGAAATGGATTTTCTCTAATCCCCCCTCGGCTCGTTCTAACCGTCTCATTATAATTTCTCTATTTTTCATATTTTATTCTCTTTTTTCCTTTTCCCGTGATTGGAATATAATATTGGAAGTAAGATATTCCAAGCTTAAGTTAAGAGAAGTTTTATAAATTCTAAATTCTTTTTGAGGTGTGAACACTTTTCATATTCCTCGTGTTCTTGGAAATAATTTATTGATAATTCTAGGGCAACCTTAAGATGTATGTCTGCGAATCTAAATAAGGCCTCTTGGGCAACCAAGTTATCTGGGTCTACTTTTTGAATGTACTCATATGCTCTACTAAATACTAAAAATTCACCTGCTTTATCTACATCTACTGTACTTAATTCCTCATCCAATTTATCAAAAAATTGTAATAATTGATCATTAAATACTTGATGATTCTGGATTAATTTTTTAAACATTCCAACCCAGAACAATGGGTGGTTTTTATAGTCTAATAGAGTATCTACTTGTTGAGCTTTCTCCCTTAATGACTCAGGTTCATCTCCGTTAAACAAGTTAAATATTTTATCAATATTCATACCCTAATACATATGGTCGTTATATACTTTTATATAGCGCATATATTAAACGACCTCGTATTATTCA